ATTTTTGTAGGAGGTGGTTTCATAACCAATGTTCTATTTAATGAAAAATATGACCCAGAATGTGTTGGATTAGATAATAAAACCAAATTAAATATAGCAAAACTGACAATTGTTATGTTTTGGATTGTATTTATTCCTCTTTGCATATTACCAATTGCTCTTGGATTCGGATATGAATTATTCTGAAAAACTTCTTTTCCTAAATAATATTAATATGTCTTGACTCTAATACCAGTCTCCGCCATTCCAATTGATGTCACCAAATTAAATTTTATTTGTTGTTTTTGTGCCTTTTCATGTAATTGTTGTATAGAATGCGATCCTAGATAACTCAATCCTGAACGTAATCCACCTTTTATTTGCTCTAGCAAATCTAATACGCTACCAGTTAATTCCTGTTCTCCATCTACTCCTTCTGATGTCATTCCCGATATATCTGCCTTGAACTTTTTCGATTTTTCTTGATTACTTAAACTAGCCATAGTAGACGCCATTCCACGAATATACTTGAAACGCTTACCATTACGATAAATTATTTGACCTGGACTTTCTTCTGTGGATGCTAGTGTGCGACCTAGCATAACCGCGACTGCACCTGCCGCTAGTGCTTTTACCTTATTACCAGTTTTACCCAACGATCCGCCATCACATATTATATGTGCATGCAGAGATGGATTATTAATCTTGGCATGAAAACATTCTAGAACTGCTGAAAATTGACCTTTCCCTATACCAGTCTCTAGACGAGTAGTGCAAATAGAACCATTTCCAATTCCTACACGAATACAATCTACATCTAGTCCCGGGTCCGCTAGAAACTCGAACCCCGCAGAATTACATACATTCCCTGCCATTATCACCAATGATGGATATTTAGTTCTAATACGACTGATGGCTTGAGCTGTATATTCATTATATCCATTAGCTACATCTACACATATTAAATCCACCTGAGCTGCTACTAGCGCATCTAGCCGTTCCTCGGAGTCACCAGTAATTCCTACTGCAGCGCCTACACACAAAGCACCATTCGCATCTATACAGGCTTTCGATTTATTATTTTCCCAATGCCGGATATTTTTCAAAGTCACCAGTCCTAGCAGACGATACGATTGAGTTTCTAGAATAGGTATCTTTTCATATCTATTCTTTATCATTTGTTCCTTAGCTTGAATAAGAATATCATCATAATGGGATGCTAGTTGTGTCGGAGTGGTATATATGGCTTCAAATAATAAGTCTTGTTCTTGAGTGTTATTGCTAGATTCATATTTAGTCATATAATTAGATACTTTAATATTGGATGGATGATTGATTTTTTCATTAATTGATAAGCTTGAAGTATGTGACGCACGCATAGCCTCTATATCCCGGTGGGTAAGAATTCCTAGAAACTCTTTATTACCCGATACAACACAGAAAGTAGATACACCATAACGCTCAATAAGTTCCTCTACATCATGTAATGATGCATCCGGTGAAATAGTATACGGTTCCGTTATAATATACTGCAAGAAACGTTTTACTTTGATGACCTGAGATACTTGTTCTTCAATTGGCATAAACCTATGAATAATACCCAATCCACCCGCTAGAGCCATTTTAATTGCCATCTGAGTTTCAGTTACAGTATCCATAGGGCTAGATATAAGTGGATTTTTAAGAATAAGGGTCCTGCCATTAGTAGCTATATTAGTCTCTAGCGAAACCTGGGAACGAGATTGGATATTACTATATAATGGCTCCATAAGCACATCATCAAAACAATAAGAAGTACCCAAAATTGGCGAAGTACCGATAATAGATGCAGGTGTGGAAGTATTATTAGATATCTCAAGCGCCATTCTAGATGCAAGGGTGTAAAAACTATCTAGCATATCTTGAAATAAGCTTTATACCTAATAAAAAAATTGATTATCCAAGCCAATTAACTGGTGTTAATAGTAGTATATATAGATTCTTAACCCGGCAATGGCTACATTGAATCTAGATACTGGTGAACTAAAAAATAAAAGTATCATTCTAGCGGATAATTCGCCTTTAACAGATGCCGATAAAGAAAATTTAAAAAATTTTTATGTGATTTATATTGGAAGAGATTTTAATCAAAGTTTATATGGATTACCTAATTGCATTAAAGCAATTCGATTTAACATACACGATGAATTCTATCATATTTGGCACAATACTGCTATAATTGACCGCGCATTTATGACATATAAAAACTTTGCATTTAACCAATATCTAGATAATTTGCATTACGGTCTGGAATATTTGGAACTATATGGGAACAATTATCAAGAATTACTTAACTTACCAGCAAGCTTAAAATTTCTATTAATTTATTGTCGAGCTGGCATAAATCTAGAATTTTTACCGGAAAGTTTAGAAGTACTTTATTTAGATTATATCCAATTAACATATGAAGGACAAACACATTTACCACAGAGATTAAAAGAACTATATCTTAATGGTGGAGTAAATGGCACTATTTGCAATCTTCCTACAGGATTAAAAGTATTATATCTTAATGGAATTTATACACAGCTAGATAAATTTATTGAATTACCAGCGGAATTGCATACATTCATATTCTATGATAGTGAATGGAGTAAAGAAAATAAGCACATCATCAAATGGCTATTCAAAAATAAAAAAATGCCAAAAAGTCTGAAAAAATGTATGTTTCCAATACATTATGTTGACATATTCACTGAACTAAAAGAATATGCTAGAGAATATATTGACACTGAAATTGATTGGAAATTCGTCGATATTATTCCAGATAATCTAGTAGAACATATCAAGAATAAATATATTTGATTGTTTGATTGTTTGATTAATCTAAATCTGGGTCATCATATTCGTATTTTTTTTTACAATCAGTTATAGGAATTGCATTAAATGTGCTAGATGCATTTGACTGACTTGTTAGATTTGGAATTGATGATTTACTTGGTGCAGGTTTATTTAATATAGAATCTTTATCAATATGCATTAAATACATGAAGAATAACGCAATTAAATTTTGCTTATCTATTTCAGTATAATTATCTAGAGTGTTTTTATTGGCGTTGGATTCTGTCTCGGTGTTGTTCTCAGAATTAGTATCCTCTGCATTATTGATTTTACTTTGTATATCACTTTTAAAATTATCAATATTAATATTCAAATCTGTTATTGACGCCTTTAGTAATTCTAGATTGATATTTAATACTTCATCTGCTTTTATTTCTTCTAGTTTTTCATTAAAAAATGAATATATTTCAATATAATTTTTCAATATCTCTAGCATCTCTGTATTCATTAACTGAATATCAGACATTTTTTATAGACTTTTTTTATGGGTTAAATTAATATATCTAATAGTGATTTTTATTTTAAAAAAATCTAGCATACGAATTATTCTCTAGAGTGGTATTAGCTAAGAGCTAACAGCGATAATCAATCTTAATTTGTTTTCCATTGTGCGAATCACTTTTTTTCATTTTTTCCATTATGAGTTCATTTATGGCATCCCGCATTTCTGAATTAATTGCTCTAAAATCATCTTTTATAATTAATTTTTCAAATCCATCTGGGAAGTTCATATCTTCTAGAATATTATAAGTATCACGAGAATATATACCATCATTTGCAACCAAATCATAAAATATTGTTAGTTCTTTTAATTCTCTAGGTAATTTCTCAATTGGTATTATAGAATTACCTAATGTTAAATATTTTATGGAGTCAGGTAAGCAATTTAATGATTGAGTATATTCATCACCACCTAGATTTAATACTTCTAGATTAGGTGGTAAATTTTCTAATTCACAATCTACTCTTCCGGGTAATGCTAGATATCGCAATCCTAGCGGTAAATTATTCATTCCCATGTTATATTTATGGCAGCTATTTGCAGTTTGAAATACTAAGCCAATTAAGCTATCTGGAAGATTATCTAATGGGTCGATTACTTCTCTTGGTAATCTTAAGTATTGCAAACCATTCGGTAAGCTAGATAATGAATATGGATAATTATGTAAAATAAGATATTTTAGATTTGGCGGCCAATGTGTTATTTTAGGTTCATCATCTGTTATATAACCCATTCTAGCACCTAACTCATAATAACCATATTCTAGATATTCTAAATCTATAGCCTCACTAAAATCAATATTACAATCTATAACAGGATTATTGATGATAAGATATTGTATTCCATTCGGTATTACTAATACTTTATCTTTCAAAGAATTTTTGTATTCTTGTGTTCCATAGCATAAACTCAATTCATAAGTTATTTTTGACTCATCACTTTTTTGTTTATTTTGTCCATATTCAATTTGTCTAATAGTAATCTTAACCCGTTCTTGATCCTCATAAATATTATTTGGTACCGTCTTAAATTTAAGCGGGTAGGGTAATTGTAGTGTATATTTCCTATTATTTTTTTTTAATGATTCTATTACCTGTTTTATTTGAATATCTATTCTAGAAGCAGCTTCCATTTTTATTTATTTTTTTTTATGATTGGAATAAAATACATAAAATATTTCAATTTTTTCATCATTCATTCAACCTATCAAAAATAAAATAATTCAAAAAGAAATAAAAAGAAAATTTAATTAAAAAGAGGAAGTTCTTATTAAAAAAGAGGAAGTTTTTAAGGAACCTAGGTTCCTTAATTTACTTGGCAGCCGTCTTGGCCTTACCCTTAGCTGCTGCCTTTGCTGGTGTAGTTGCGGGGGCTGCCTCTTCATCATTCTCTTGCTCTGATTCAACCACTGCAGCCTTAACCGGAGTAGCCTTTACACGAGTTTGCTTTGCAGGCTTAACAGCCTCCGCTTCAGCCTCAGAATCCGAGGTGGCAGCGGCCGGGGCAGCAGCAGCAGGAGTAGGAGCAGGAGCAGGAGCTACAGCAGGAGTCTTGGTCTTCTTCGAACCAGAAGATTCAATTGCAACTGCACCAGCAGCAGCACCTGCATCATTGCCCTTACGACGGTTGGTCTCAGTAGCTTCCCACTTTGCGAGAGCTGCGTCATACTGCTCCTTATCCTTCTGATAAGCAGTCTCATACTTCTCACGTTGCTTATCAGTAAGCGCCTTCCACATTTCAGCAGAATCCTTTGCAACCTTGCCATTTACGGCCTTGCGGTCCTCATCCGAAGCATACTTAGCTTGCAGTTGGGGACGCACATCATTTAGATAACGGAAGTAAGCTGTAAGCGGCTTCTTAGGCTTGTCCGCAGGGAACTCACCTGATTGAATAGCAGCTGCACGCAGACGTTCATACTCAGCAGTGTATTCTGCCTTCAGGCGTTGCGATTCAGCTACATACTTAGCACGCTCCTTATCAGTTAGAGCTTTGTATGCAGCAGCACACGCCTTCAGGTCAAACTTAGTTCCAGCCTTGTCGCACTTGGTCTTGAAATCCTTTTGGAAAAGGATATTCGCATTCGATGGCTTCTTCAGATCCTTGGCAGCAAACTTGGCCTCTACCTTCTTCTCACGCTTGTTAGCCTTCTTGATTAACTTCTCTAGCACATCACGAGGCTCACCCCAAAAGGTTTGCAGAATCTCATCATTTGGCGTATCAAAACGCTCACTAAGAGCATCTAGAAACTCCAGAAAGAACTTCGCCTCCTTGGCATTGGTCTTAAGACGACCATTCCAGATGGAATGCTGGTCCTGTTGAGCTTCGTTATCAGAGACGTTGGCAGACATTTTATTGTATAAGGGCTTGGAAGATTACCTTGAATGGTATATTACGCTTTAAGCTGTTTTATTTAATGGTAATTTGGTATAAAAATTAAAATTCAATTTTTTATTTGAGAATTCATTGAATGTGATATATATATATAAAAATGGAAAAAATAGTAAATTGATTCAATTTACTTGTTAAAACTTAATAAGTTTTATAAGTAGACGTAATAACAATTACTTTAATTTCTGCTTTTCTAGATCGGGAAACCATATCTAAAGTTCCTTTAGAATCTTCTAATGCATCATGAAATGCTACAACTAAATTAGGTTGTCCTTCATCCAACATTTGTTGATTTCTAATAGGCCCAGCAGATTTGCCATATTTAGTCCAATCAGCCTTAAATACACGGACTTGAAATCCAAGTCGAGTAGCTAGATATCCTGCTATTGAATCAGCACCCTTACAACCACCATGAATAATAGTAATAGGTTGTTGTGAAAGATTATCCGTATTTTTAACCTCTTCTAGATACTTTTTAATTGTTGTAAAATCATTCCAATCACGTGAACCACAAATCAATATATTCATTTTTATTGAATTTTATATATATATTTTATAATTATCAATTTTATAATTAAATAATATTGAAAATTAAAATTTATTGAAAATTAAAATTTATTTAAAATTAATTACTAATTATTGAAAAAAAAGTAGATACCTAGAAGAAAACATTTCTAATAATTTTTTATTATATAATTATAAAGAATTTGCTAATTGCTAGAATGAAATTATTATCATTCCTCCATGTTGCTGCAATGTTTATTCCTAGCAATTTATTTTTACTAAATCAAGTTTTAGATGTTGCTACACCGCGTCCAATTCTTATGTCTAGTATTTTAATTCAATATATCATACCCCTTACTTGGTCTTTGAATGGTAATAAGTGTGTAATAACTCAAGTTGAATGTAAAGATAAAGATATAGTTCAAGATGAAAAAACAAAAAAAATAATGGAAAAATTTCCAACAGCAACATTATTCCCACTACATTTCAATGACTATCTAGCTCCTACATTCAAAAAAATTAATCTAGAATATAATGATACCAATATGAATCGCATAATGCTAGGATGGCATTTGGCTAATTATTTAATGATTTGGCTGATGATATTTTGATTAGCTTAAATTTATTATTCTTTAATTGGTTATTTATGGATAACTCATACTAATAACAAAAAACAGGTTAAAATGCTAGAAATCCTTTTTCTGCATATCAATTGGTTGCATTACGATACTATTAGACGGACTATCAAATACCTCATATCCATGATTAGCTGTAAATTTAAAACCATTTGCCAGCAATATACCATCTAACATTCCTTTACATATTGCAGTTTTAGGATGAAGTGGATTTGTCAATATATGGCTATTCAAAAAATGCAGAAACCCATTATTAATTTGAATTTGACCGTAAAACTTTTCACCTTGAAAATGGCAATAATGCTTTTCATATGGCGGAGGTCCTGCACTACTTTGTTTTGCAAATGGATAATACATAATAATATTATCTCGAGACCAATAATCAGCCTTATTTAAATTCACCTTTGATATAAAATTATACCAATTTTTACCACCAGTATCAAAGTCAGGTGTTGGCATCCAATCCATCTTATAATCTCTTATAAAATCCAATTTATAAAATGA